TGGGATCAGAGGATTCGCAGGGTCAGAGCGGTATTCAATCATTGTGATGTTGTTATATACAAATGAACGATAACGAGACATGCCACCTAGACGATTGCGAAGAGGCTCTTGTGAACTCATGTACTGATTGAAAGCAGCATTAACCTTAGCGTGACGGATAAACTTAGCGAAATACTCAGGGGAACAGAGCATGACGATTTCATCAACAGTACCACCATTCTTGATATTGTCCATAGAATGAGCAATACCTTCTTCTAGCTTTTCTTGAATTTCAGTCGTGGCCGTTCCGAGCACGCTGTCAATACTCTTACGAGTAACGCCTAGAAGGCTGTATACATCTACGGATACTGTGCCATTAGGGCTGTACACGGTACCAAGAGTAAGCATCTGTGCACGTGCCTTCTCAACAGTGTAAGCATGGGACTTACGAACCTTCTCTAGCTTACGCTGAAGAACAGCAGCTTCAGTTTCTTGGTTATCAGAGCCATATGCGCGCTTACCAACTAGGTCAGAAGGAGAAACATAGTCATCTAGAGGGTGATGGACTGTTGGTACAGCAAATACACGACGAGTACCATCGCTATTAACAGTATTACGAACACCACGAGTTTGGTCAGGAATTAGACCAATAGTTTGTTCATCAGTTTCAAAAGTTAGGGTATGAGTAGTAATGCCTTGGGTTTGGAATAGACCTAGTTGATTAATTAGACCATATTCGTTAGGTACAAGTAGAAGTGGTGCGGTAAGGTCTTGTACTTCAAACGCGTTTGAATAACTGCGGGTAACCATATTTATATCCTTTTCTTAATGTATAGTTATTAGATAGCGTCGTTAGCTAGAATCCACTTGGTGGCTAGCGAAGCATAAGCAGCAGCAAGTTTTGCAGCATCGTTGAAAGTAGCATCCAGCTTCAGACCTACCTTAGATACAATTGCGGGACCACGAACGATAGCTAGAACCTTTGTATCAGTGGTTGCAGCAACTGCGATATCCTCAACAACAACAGCAACTGGATTTTGGGAGCCATCAACAGCAGACTGAACAGAAATCTTGTACTTACCAGTAGCAGTAACTAGACCGAGTACAGTTCCGATTTGATAGGTTTTAGCAGCAGCTTCATTTACAGTTACAGCTTCACGTGTAATAGCAAGAGCAGGTTCTAGCTCATACTTAACAACATTACTATAACGTTGATTTTCAGGGCCGATTACGGTAGCGGTTAGAGTAGCCATATTAAATTATTCTCCTTAATTAAATTATTATTTAGTGCCGTACTTAGACTTCATTAGTTTAGTAAGAGCATCTTCTTCAACTTCGGTACTTTCACCACTAGCACCAGTCTCAACAAATAGACCTTTTTCAATTTCCTTAGCCTTAGCTACTAGATCACCAACAGCCTTAACAACAGCAGCGTAATCAGCATCTTCAGCCTTAGCACAAGCCTTGAAGATAATCTCAGCAAAGGACTTATCATCAGCAGCTTTAACTAGTTGTTCTAGCTTGGACTTATTAATAGCTTCAACCTTCTCTTGTTCGTATTTAGCAATAGACTCCATAGCTTTCTCAAGAGCAACCTTTTGCTCATCAAGTGCTTTCTGTAGTGCTACAACTGTTGCTTGCTCAGTTACATCTGACATAGCTTCTCCTGTAGTTTTCTTACGTTTAACAACAGAGGTTTTACCCTCATTTTTATTATCCTCGCGCGAGTTATGAGGATTACCCTTTGCTGTTTCAGCATTAGATTCTTCACATACAACTAGAGCTTTCTCAATGACTTCTTGATCTTGCAGTAGTTGTAGGTATTGTTCTTCGGTTAGTACAGCAAGCACATCATCAAGATTTTCAGCTTCATGTAGTTGCTTCATTACGCTAATAGACTTAACCTTGTAATTAACGTAATCTTCATACTCTTTATCACCGGGCTCTGTTTCCCAACCGGGATAATCAGGTTGCTCTTGCATGTCAATTTGTTCTTCTTGAGCTTCAATAACAGCTTTGTCCATACCTTCAGTTACGAAGCCTAGGGAACGAGCCAACAGCTCACCATTAAGCCCGTATACATAAAAGAACTTTTCAAGGTATTCGTTAATAGTTAGAGTTACTGTAATTTGACTAGCTTTCTCAATGAATGCTTCGCTAACCTTGCGATTACTCTTAGTAATTAAGGTGGTTAAACCCGTGGCTGGACCACCTACAACAGGTCCGACAAGAGCAACGGTAGAGTTATTATCAGAGAAGTCAAACTTCTTAATCTTACGTGTAGCTTTACGCTTAGTAGTTTCCATTTTATTCCTTTAATCTGTTGTAATATCTTCAATAACACCGTCACATTGAACAGATACGCCATTGAATGTACCGTTCTTTACGGCTGACCATTGCCAATCGGAGTTAAACATTAATGTCATCATCCAACTACCAGCTTTAATAATACGATCACCTAATTCCATATCCGCAGGAAGAACATACGACTCTAGGAATGTGTATCCGTCAGTATCTGTAGCGTGGTATAGATTACCCTTGCGCAAGTGCATTGATTTATTGAACTCAATACAAGCATCTAGAATAGTATTCTCATCATACCAATCTGCGTGAAGGTCTGTAGTATTACCGTCGCCATCTTGAGGTTCTAGTACAATGAAAGTAGCTAGGCGTTTCTCTTCGTTTAGAGACTTCTGAATTAGCTTGGATTTACTGAAGGATGCTTCGGTGTTTTTCATTGAAGCAATGGAAGCTTTCCTAGCTTTAGATTCACTTCCAGTTTTATTGAATGTTTCGTTGAATGAGTGAATAGCTGCTTTCTGAACAATCTTAGGTTTGCTCTTACACCACTGTGGTAAATTATCCTGTGAATACGGCAAGTTATCTCCTTCCGTAAGTAACTTAATTTATTTGATATATCTATTATATACTATGAATTGCTAATAGTCAATAGTTATATAATATTTATTTATATTTAGATATAATTGATATCTTTAGTTCTCCTAATAGCTTCAGCTCTAGCACCAAATAGAGTATCTGATGTAGTTGTAACTTTCAGTTCATATATTCTTACTCTATACATACCATCAAATAGTACAAAAGAATCACCTTCTGAAGTGAAGCTATCCTTACGCTTACGTGGGATATAATCCTCAACAAACACATAACCGTTGTGTTCTTTGCTGTGTCCAAAGTGAGGAATTAACCCACGTAACCCACGTGAGCGAGTAATATGAAAAGTAGTGCGCATATGGTTATGAAACCACAGCATTAAAGCAAAGATTAAGCAGTTAAGTTTAACCTTTAATTTTAATAGTGGTTTCATGGTTAGTTCTCTAGGTTGCTTGTAGTTGTATCTGCTGTACTTACTGCATCACCAGTACCACCACCAATACCTTGTACCATTCCTTCACCAGCACCTGTTTCATTAGCTGTATTAAGCACATCATCAAGATTCTCAGTAGGGTCAAGTGGATCAAGATTAAACGCAGTAAGAATACTATTGATAGTATCATGAGTACGTGGCATTAGATTAACTGCACCAATACGCTGTACTGCACGGCTGAATACATCAAGATCAACAGGATTAAGATTCTCGTAGTCTAGGCTACAAGCTCTAGCTGGATTCCATCCGTTTAGTACATATAAATGACGAACAACATCACGGTTAAAAGCATCTACAATGTTATCAAGCATTGCTTCAACAGCAGTACCTAGCAGGCTATTCTTCAGAGAACCAAGGTTAAAGCTACCAGAATTAGTAGAGCCCATTAGAATAATGTCACAGAACAAGCTAGAGTAAATCTGTGCTTGATAGTATTGCTTGATCTGATTTAGATCAAAGTTCTTCTTACCACCTTCATCTGAGAGTAAGCTGATATCAAATAGTGGTGTCCGTGTGGTATCATCTACTGTAGATGGAATGATTACACCAGACTGACTATTAGCTTGTAGATTACGGATAATATTCTTTAGGTTCTCAAGGATTGCTTTCTGGTCAGGTGAAGCATCAGCAGACATTAGCTGTGCTGGAACTTTAAGAATTGGAACGCCACTCAGGTCACGTTGAGCACCAGAAGCCTCCATTTCACTTAACACCTCTAAATATCTCCAGCAAATATAGGTATTTCGTAATGGAGACACACCAAAAGGATTACCTCCATTATTCCCTGTAGTAACGTGCATATACTTGCTACGTGGAATAACAACTTCTGTTTGCGTAAGCTTACGTCCAAACCAATTGTTGTTCCCAACATTAGCTAGGTTCTGCTTAACACCTACAATTTCACCTGTAGTATTGTCATAGATAAACTTTTCAATAGTCTCTTGGTTACGAAGTGAGAGCTTACGTAGAGCAATCTTATCATCGTTATACATACTTCCACTATTAGTATTTCTACGGCGGAATACTTTCTCTTGAATAGCAAATCCAAATTTATTACTAGTCAGAGAATCAAGGATTACTTGACGGAATGGTACTTCCATATCATGTAAGCATTCTTGAATAAATTCAGCTTGCTTTAGTTCTTCTGCTGTGGCATCCTTGACTGGTTTAGTCCGCCAAGTAACCTTAGAAATAATGTTATCGTATAGACACAGTGAAGCATTGATAGGTGCGCTATACGTCATCTTCTTGTAGGTTCTGGCAGCTTCAGGCCATTGAAGATCACGGTGGAACTCTTCTGTAGGTACTCCGTTGAAGATGTTATATCCGGGAGTACCAATTGCAGAGAGCTTGAACTTTTCAGGTTCATCCATCGGATTAACTGCTTTAGTTATTTGTTGTTCGGTAGGTGGAGCGTCAGGTAAAACCTTTGTTCTAGCTCTGGGCATGTGTTCTCCTAGTTAATTATCGGTATGTATTTGTGGGGATGGTTAGTCCAGATATAGGGATGGAACCTGTAGTTGGTAGAGATAGGGCAGGGCCGGATGATAGGTCTGGGAGGGAGAACTCGGGGAGTTGAATCTGTTTATTTAGTGTTAAAATAGCATCACTACAACAGTCAACAATATCATCCCTTTCTCCACGTTTCAGCCCACTGAAGGCCTCAAGCTCATCATAAAAGGTATCATTCCAATCAGCCTTTACAACATTAACGAAGCCGGCTTCAGATATGGCGGAGAATGGTAAAAAGCGAGTCCTCTTTGCTGTACTTGGGCGGATCAGATAGCACTCTATACCGAGTTCAGCCAATTTGCGTTTAATCTCGTTACCCCTGGCAACGCCAGCTTGTCCGGGGTCTAATGGAATAGAATAAGTTACTCTTCCATAGAACTCTTTATCCGCTAATGCTGTGTTGTATATAAGGTTTTCAATTACATGAGGTCTATCTCTAGCACCAGTTATATCCTCAACTGTGTAAACCCCATTATCCTCTCGGCTAACTAAGACGCCTCTAGACCAATCAGGATCTTTTGTCTGGGTTGAAACCGGAGAACTCGCCAAATCCCATGATCTACAGCGTTTCTTGGCTTTCATATTTGGATAAGGTACAACCTTAACCATTGATCTTAGGA